ATTACCACGCACTAATACTTTCCTTCCATTGAGCTGCTCCAGGATCTTTAGTCCGCGACGGGCAATTGCCACGTCACCAAGCACATAAATGCGGTCTTTAGGCTTCACGCGCTTGTTCCATTGCTCCACCATAAACGCATCGCCTTCTGCTGCGTCCCTAAAAGGACGCAGCTTCTTGCCATCAGACCTTAAAAACGTATAGGCCTTATCGTGACAAAAGTGATTGTCTGATGTGAGCCAGCAGTTGATCATTGGCTGTATTCCTTGACCACTTGCCGCTTGATCGGCTTTGTCATTTTTAGCTCAGTCACACGAAGTTCCGCTTCAGCTAAAGACTCGCAGATCCCACGCGGCTCCCACCACCACCAACAACGCTCTTCCACGTCGAAAATTGGCACGCCTGAATTCAAAAAAGAGCCCCGTCGAACAATGCGATAGCGGATCATGAAAGGCGCTGCCGGGAATCGAACCACGGAATTCTAGGCTATTTGCCTAACGTGTACCAACACTTCAGGACCAGATGGCCTAAGCGTGAAGCGATTAACAAGCGCTAATCGCTTCAGAGGCTTAAGCTCTGTCAGCCCGATGCTAATGCAGAGCGGGAACAACAATAGCCTAATGCCTTGTTGAAAGCAGAGAAAACTGCTTGAAGGGCTGAATCAGGCGTATGCTGCTGCAAGTGTAGCATTAAGCCCTGCCGTAGGAAGGCAGATTAGTATTGGCCGCCTCGAAAAACGCGGGCATCCGGCTGCGTTGCGTTTCAGCAAGGCCATCGGCCTTGCCTTTCTCAAACAAGCTATCGCTTTGCTTGAGCCAGAAATCCTTATTAAGCCATTTGTTCTCGCTGATGCCCAGCGCATCAAACGCCCACAATGCAGTGGCACGACGCAGTTTATTCAGGCTCTGACCAGCATCTTCGCCAAGCTCCTTGGCCACAAGACTATGCACGCCAACGTGCGTAATCTCATCACGACTAATATCAGCAGCCACAGTGCGAATGCCCATGTCGCCGTTGAAACGGAAAAATGGCAACACAACAAAGAAAATACTGCGCTCCAAAATGGCGGCTTTCAAAATGGGATGGGCAGGATGCTCTTGCCATGCCTTCAGAATGCCTTCCACTTCCTTCTCGGCCTTTTCATCGGAACCATGGGCGGCAACGATGTAATTGAGGGCTTGGTCATGGCGCTGCTCGTCATCTTGGTTGTGCCGCAGCGCTTCTACAACGCCAGGAGTAGAGGGTAGGTCACGCTCTAAGCCTTGCTCCAGAAAGTCCTTCACAGGAAGCTCCAAATGGCGCAGAGCCAGCAGCTTGCCAAGCGTAACCTCACTGCCTTCTTGCACCATGCCCTTGTCCACGGCAACGGCTTGCCAAGGCCGTTTCTTAGCAATCATCGACAGATAGGGGCTCTTCGTAGTCATGGTCGTGGTATCGTTCAATGGTGTGTGAGGAGAAAAGGGGCCTTCTGGTCCCTTCTTTTTTTTATTCGGCGCAAGCAGCGCAGAATCCAGCCTCTACGGAACAAGACGCAGAATCCTGATCAGCCTCTTCATCGAGACCAAACATGCTCTTAAAGTCATCATCCAACGCAGCATATGCGTCGTCCTTGCGCTGAGTATCAGGCAGGACTTGCAAGCTGTAATAGAGGCTCGTCTGAGGAGAGTCTAGCCAAGCCTTCAGGAATGCTTCGTCATAAATGACCACATCTGACCATGAATTAAATGAATAACCATGGAACAATCCTGTGCGTTGATACAACTTCACTAGGCCATTTGCAGCTTTATAGAAAGCCTCCCAGCCCACTTCGGCAGCAGTTTCTACATCGCCATAGTCAAAGCTTTCCACGCCAAATGTGCCCGAGTCGCGATCAACAGTGCGAGCAATGGGAGGAGCAATTTCAGGAGCAGTTGTGAAGCCCCTGGTGTCCAAATAACGATAGGAACACGATGCAGTGGGAGCAATGCAAAAGGCACGTTCCATTTCATGCTCACGAGCAATTTCTGCAGCCTTCTGAATGCCTTGGTCAATATTCCACACGGCTTCACCAACAGGCTTATCGTGCCAATGGTGCCAAGGATGTGGATTCTCATCAAGATAGGCTTCAATGGCATTGCCAAAATCTTCGTAGCTAATCCCTTGAATGGCAAGAAAATTAGCCAAGCCCAGCACGCCCAGGCCAATTTGCTTATCAATGGAAGCAGGAAGATATTCCCCAGTGTCACCAACGCCAGTTTTTGCATGCAGCTCACAAAGCTGCCTCATGCCTTCAATAAAAGCTCCCTGAATGTTATCCAGCGTGCATGCGCCCAAATTAACGTGCTGAAGCAGACAAGTACCACGATGCGGAAGATAAACTTCCAAGCAGACATTGGCGCGGATGCGTTCTCCACGATTGTTGTGGCGGATTTTATTGAGCCAGAGATCGCCAGAAGAGATGGCACGAAGACAGGCATTAATCAACTCAGGAGACGATGCGGAAAGGAAATTGTCATCAACATTCAAGCAGCGCTTCACCCAAGGAAGCTCGCTGCGCGAAGCATTGACAAATTCAATGGCATCGGGAGAAGAATAATCAAGATGCAACACTACGGCGCCATTTTTATACAGCCCGCCACGGCGCAAAATTTCATTAAGCGTGGAATAAATCTTTCCAAAACTTACTGGTCCGCTTGCCACCAAGCCTTTGCCATTTTCAGCGCCCCTTTCGCGCAAAGAAGACAAATGAACAGCGACCCCCGCACCATTGCGCAAACCATGGCTAACAAACCGCCAAGACGCTTCAATGCCATCTTCGCCTTCCATTGAATCTTCTACGTTGAACACCGTGCAACTCACAGGCAGGCGCCCATCAGGGCTATCCAGCCAATCCTGCACCCTGCCAGTACGGGCAATCGGCTCACATTTTGCCTTTTCCTTCAGCTTCATAAGACGACAAAGGCCCGCATCGCGGGCCGAGAATCAACCAAGGCAGGCTAGCGCAAGAAGACCATGGGAAAGAGAAAGAAAAGCTTTAATCGCAAAGCCCCTCTGGATCATCCGCTGCCAATAAGTCCTTCACGAACAACTTGGCTTCATTAGTAGTGCGGAAATAATGAGGCTGGCCATTAATGGCAGCAAACCATTGAAACTCTGGCTTGCTAAAACATGGCCACAATTTATAAGGGCCAATATTGAATGGCTGACGATCGGGAAGCCCAAGCATTGATGCTTTAGCGAAGATCACTTAACGCTAGTCGCTATCAAAAACTGTGCAAGTAGTTTTTAATACAAAATACAGCTTTCAACACGCCTTGCCATTGAATCCTTAAGAAAAACAAAAGAAACTTGGACTTTTGTATCACCACGATACCAAAAATGCCACATTTAAGCCACAGTGCGAGATACGATAGCCTTAGCGGAGCTGCTAACAGACACTGAGAGCGCTCCGCAGCTAGACGACGCTCCTTAAGTCAGTGCTTCAAGCGAGCGGAGTCCCCCAAAGGGACGGAGCGTCTACTGACAAAGACCAAACAAGCCGCGTCTCCTGACCAAGTGGAGCCCCCAAAGGGGCGGAACGCTTCAGACAAGCGGCGAAACACCCAGGGCTGATCCAGATCCCATGTGATGGATCGCGATTACTATGCGTCGCTGCAGGAAAAGTGAAAAATCATTGGTTTCAATCTAAAAAGCTTGAGCAGCGGCCCCCTTAAGGGCCGCTTTCTGGCATTAAGAGCGATGCAAAGGAGAAATGCGCGAATTGTCTTGTTCTTGCTTTTGATAGGTGCGTCATTTCGACGCCTTGAGGGCGTCTCCATTGGTCTAGAAAATTGCTTGAGATCTCTAGAGATGCCTCAAGCGGCGTCTTCGACTTGCTTTCGGCATAGCGCCACTGAGTTTTGGCTTGTTAGTGTTTTTCAAATTGAACTCTGGCATGAGCTTGAATAATCAGCAGCTTGCGGAGCAGCTTTCTCTTGCAAGCCAAGGCAAAAAGAAATGCTCAAAGTGTGGAATGGTCAAGCCTCTTTCTGAGTTCTTTAAGCGGAAGGCCAACCGCGATGGCTTGGATGGCTTTTGCAAAAGCTGCCACGAAGAGAAGAATACTCGGTGGGAAAAGCAAAATCCAGTAAAAATGCAAACTATGTACATGACATGTGCAGCTAGAACTAGAGCTAAAAGCAAGGGAATGGAATTCAATATTGATGTAGACTACGTACGGTCTCTTGTCACATCTAATTGCCCTGTGTTTGGCGTACCATTGGAATGGTCCTGTTGTAGGGAAATGAAAGCCAAGCCTCTGCCTAATAGCCCCTCCCTGGACCGCATTGATAACAACAAGGGATATGTAAGGGGCAATGTATGGATCATTAGCCACAGAGCTAATTCTGTTAAAAATTCTGCATCTTTAGATGAAATCAAAATGCTGGCTAACGCGCTAAAGAGCAAGTGCTAGGTATAAATACTAGGACGAAAAAGCAGGTGAAAAATGGCGCCACATTTCGAAGCATATACCGCGGCCCCCCACGCTTAAACTTCCCTACTACTGCGCTGTATCAACGGATACTGTTTCACAATACTTTATAAAGTGAGAGCGTTCTCAATAACGCGCCTTATTGAGAATTGGGGATGATATTTGCACTGCAACTGTAAAGATATTCCCTCCATTCTCCAATCCTCCAGTCTGCATCGATCCGATGGCCCCACGTCTTGCCGTCACCCTATGGGCCCTGCAGGCATCAAAAAAGGGCCCTTATGGGCCCTGAATGCTGGTTCGATTGTTAGCGGCTTGTGGGCGCTTGTGGGCGCCTCTCAGGATTGTTGATAATTTGCGAGCTGCTCTGTTAGTTCTGAGATGGCTAATTCGCGACGGTAACTGTAGATATTATCCTGGCAGAATTCTAGAAAGTTAAGGGCTTCACGGGCGCTATCAACGTCCGGGAAAGATTCTACGATGTAGCTGTAGCCGTATTCATCCATTGCGGTGAGGCTAAACATAATTCAGAAAGGCGAGGGAATGTAGGAAGAAAGGCCCGCAATTGCGGGCCTGATTGTCAGGCAATGCAGAATGCTTTCTTGTCGGCGTCAGAGTATTTGATGCCATGCGGCAGTTTGAAGCGTAAGCCCACTATGTGGCCGCCGCTTGCATCGGACGGGCGAAAGTCTGTCAGATCACCGTCAAGCACTGCCAGCACTCCGCCAGTAAAGAGACAATGTTGCGGCAAGTTGAAGCGGCTGGCGTCAATACAATCAGGCAGGGATTGGCCACGCTTGAGAGAGAATGCTGCGGCAACATTCACGCCATTCTTTAACGCATCTTGGCAAATCTTAAGATTGGCGGCATTATTCCAGCCATCAAAGCTAAACGTCAGGTGATAGCCAAGGCGCGCGCATTCTGCCCAATTACGCTTAATTTTGGTGTAATCATAAAATTGCACTTTTGGGCCACCATTGTTTGCAATATAATTAAACACTTCGAAGATGTTGCGCTTGCCAATGGGCAAATCTTGGCCGAATTTAATGCGACAGAATGTAGAGAATTCCGTATCAATGGTAAAGTCTACATTCTCCCAAGCTATGTCAGATGTTCCATTCAAGCGTATTGCAACGGGTTCGCCGGGATGCTTTGCAAGCTTGCCGAGAATCGCGCAGACAATTAGCCGCGCAAATCTCTGAGGATCGGCGGCATAGGCTAAAGTTCTACGGATTCTGGCCGCTTGTTTGTTTGTCATGTAGACAGGATTACCCGCAAAATGTAAGCAAATCTTGCGACAATTGCCAGCACCGGCGCAAACATTCACGCCTGAAGTATCTGCAGGGGCGAGATGTAGGATGTATGTTTGCACTTTGCTTTTCTCAGTTTTGGGATTGGTGCTAAGCAAATCACGGTAAGAAATTTTATACTGCTTGCCCATTGAAGAAAGATCCGCAGGCATTTTGGCGCGACTGTTAATGATGGCAGGCATGATGTTTACTTGTGAGAATGTTTGCAGAATGTTTGATCTGTTTGTTATTGCCAGATGTAGCCTTCAGAAAGGCCCCAATTAAATAAAATCGCCTCTAATTTGAGCAAGTTGGAATCAGTGTAGAGTTGATTCTCAAGCTGCAAATAATACAGCTCAGAATGTAGTTCAATGACTAAATAACCGTCACCATAAGCATCGTCTAACGTTGCGGGAATCGGGAAAGGCTGCTGCCATTTATCGGGATAAATATAAAAAGCATCGCCAGTTTGCGGGCTTGAAATTTTCTGAGCGCTTGAAATAAAGGCCTCAAACGTGCTTACCATTGTTTGTTTGTAGGAATGTTTGCAGAATGTTTAAAATGATTAGCGGCCGCTGATTTGCAGCAGGCAATCGTCAACACTTGCGCCATTAATACGGCAGGAGACAAAGTGGCGTTGATCTTCAATCGCGAGAGTTCCGACAAACAGCGCGAACAGGGAACCGCCAAACAGTGCAGAAAGCTTGGCAGTGAGAGAAAGGGCTTGCATAGCTTGAAAGTTGAGAGGGATTCGGCCGCGAGTCGCCTCGCTTGCCGTTGGAACAACAATACGGCACAGGCGGCTGGAATTCCGTCAACGTTGCGCGAATAGGGTCACCTACCAGGGTGGCCACCATCGTGAGACGTTGCCTTGACGCGGCGGCGTCGGGCATGGTACGGGCTCGGGCAAAAGGTCAAACATGCGAGCAAATAAGAAAGGAAACGCGCATGCGAGCGCGCGCGCAAATATCACCAGGGCCGCCTATTGGTCAACCCTTGCAACATTCCGCAATATTCCGGCGCGTACCATGGCGCGGCCGCTTATGGCGTCCGCTGCAACATTCCTAAACAATCAGCAAATCGCAGCATCGCATAACGCCATCGTGATAATGCAAAATCACAAACAACGTAAGCGTGATAATGCAAATAACAAAAGCGTGATAATTACAATTGCATCATCGCGACATAACGGCATCGTGATATCGCGATCCCGTGCGCAAGCTTTTGTAACAAAACGAAACATAAGCTCAGCTTATCTGCTACATAAGCTTGGCTTATCACTCACAAGCGGCAGTCCTGATACGAATACGCATCATGATCATGCGCCGATACGAATACGGATGAGGATCACGCGTTGATACGGATGCGTATTATGATCATTCCTTGATATGAATTCGTACCATGATCGAGCGATGATACGAATTCGGAACAAAATCAAAAAAAAATCCCAGATAGGCCCCTAGCCGGACCCTAGATACGCCCCTGGCCGGTTCCAATTTTTCCAGATAGGCCTCCAGCCGGACCTTAGATAGGTCTTCAGCCGGACCTTGCCTTTCATCCCCACTGATCTGCCATTGCTTCTGCAATGCCTTGATAAGTGGCGCTTCTAATTTTCCAACGATCTTGGCTAGGCCCGAGCTTGTTTTGTCCGCTGGGCGTTTGGTTTTGCCAATGACCAGTTGCAGGCTTTTGCAAAACGTTTGTGGGCACGAGCAAAGGCAAGTTCTTTAGCCATAAGCATGTTGCTTTTGACTCTGGATGGCCAAACTGCCATGGTTGGATGATTTGGCTTGGCTTGCGAATGCGTGAGGAGATGATGCTGATTGGATTTTCCAAAACAATGCGCTCAATTGGTGCATTTAATAGCAAGCGCACGAAATCAAGAGCTTCGGCTTGTTCATTTAGCTTGTCCTTGAACCATCGGGCTCCACTGACTGCCAAATGTGTGCATGGTGGATGTGCCACCATTAAATCAAAGCCATCATGGAGGATATTACGCACATCGCCCTGATAATGCGGCCCTGGGCGATCAGTGGGCAGTAAATCGCAGCTAATTGCATCGTGGCCACGAGCGATGAAGGCATCGCGCACTGTGCCAGAGTATTCGCAAGCAATAAGGATTTTCATTGTTAAAGACTACCAGCCATGTCCATCAAAAGCTGCCTTAATGGCAGCTTCTTCACTTTCATAAGGCCCTCCCACGCCATTTTCATCATCATCGTCATACCAATACCAGCCTTCTGTCAATTCGGTGCCTTTGCAGCATTCAGCATCAAAGAAATCAATAAGAATCATGGCTTTAGGGAAGGAACGGGGCGCTTTAGGCGCCCCTTTTGCTGAATCAAGCGGCTTCAGAAGCCCAGCATTTCACCGTGTGCATAATATCATCGCTCGTCTTATTGAAGAGACGGCTAAGAGTTTCCATTTTGCGGCCCATCATCATCTGGCCGTCTTCATGCTTGGCGATACAGGCAACGCCCACCACGAAGAAGCCGCAGCCAGGCTTGCCTTCATTAATGAATTTGGCAATCAGAGAAATGAGCTGCTCTTCATCGTGCTTGATGAGCAGGCCGCCAGAGTTAACAGTGAATTCCATGGCTTTGAATGAGAAGAGGAGAGGAGAGGCTCGCGCCCCGTTGACTTGCCAACAATACAGCCAAAAGGCCCCGTTTCCGGGGCCTGTAACAATGCTTAATAATCAAGCCAGTTGCTCTTGGAGGCGCTTCCACGTCCATTGCTCTCTGGTGGAAGGGCGAAGCAGCTCATAGCCCTCATGATCCACGATGGCATCGCCAGCGCTGTCTACATGCCCCTCTAGCTCGCGTTGCCAGATGCCTTTGCAGGAGCCATCAGGTGCATAGATGCCAATGGTGTCCTCACGATCTTCCATTGCTTGTCGTATGTGAAAGACAAGCTGCTGGAGCGAGGCAGCTTGGTAGCTGCCTCTTGTGGCGGAGAAATACGGGCCGTTGTCTTGATAAGTGCGGATGGTGGTGATCATTGGCGGTTGTCAACGATGGTCCAAGAAAGATAGTCGTCAGGATAGCGAATGATGCGAAAGAATCCTCGTTCTTCTAATTTTTCCATTGCCTTTATGTGCTCAACAAGCCTGTTTCCTTGTAAAGGACATTTTGGAGCTTTGCATGGCACATCGCCATGCTTTTTCTTGTGGGCTAAATAATGCAAGTAGACATTGCGCTGATTAATAGAAAGTGCTTTCTGAGAATTATTCATAATCAGCCGTAAATGCAATTGTTGAAATACTGTTCAGCTTGCCACTTGTGGTCAAAGATGCCATAGGAAGTGGTGTGGATGGAAAGCTCTGTAATGCGTTCCCAGCCGTATGCTTCCCACTTTTGTGAACCATCAGCGCAGAGATATTGCTGAACGCCATAGCCACTATGTTGCGACTGACGGTCAGCTTCAAGCTTGGCGAGATAGGGAGAGTCGCGGTGACCTTCGTAGGAGCGGTGCATGGTTTGGTTGCGAACAAAGGAACAATAGAAGAGAGCGGCCCTGTCTCCAGGGCCTTGTCACAAAGCTTCACACAAGCTCAACGCGATCAATGGCGAAGTCAGGGTGGAGCTGCTGGCAAATGGAACGTGCCTGTTCAGCAGAAAAGGTGATGTATGAAAGAGCGTCATTGCGCTGATTTCTACGACAGAAGCCATAGCAGATGAACTTACGCTCTACAGGCTCAATAGTTTTAATGATGTAGGAAGGGCGGGAATCTGCAACGTGCTGCTGAGCCTGCTCAGGAGAAGCTGCATCAATGAGA